CCTGTGCTGTAGTACAGGTCGCTATTCGTATCAGTTAGCGGATTGCCGTTGTAATACTCGAATGGTCCAGTCACGGGGACCCCGCCACCTCCGCCACCGGTGACCCATTGAAGACCTGTCGTGGTGGCGGAGTTCGCCTCCAGCACTTGTCCATTACTGCCCACCGGGAGCCGTGCGTACCCTGTTGCTGTCCGGGTGAGGAGATCACCCTTCGTGGTAAGCACGGAGAGGGTGAGATCACCCCCCGTGACTGCAAAGACGGTCGAGTCAATCGCGAGGCCGATCTTGCCGCCGGTATTAGTGATGGGGGCAGCCACCGCGATATGGCTCGCGAGGGTCCCACCGTTCAGCATGGTAGAGAGCCGCTGCCAGTTGCGACGGTTCTGGTCCAACGACGTGGCGTTGGGCTGAATGGGGTTCGAGGTTTGACCGGTGAACGTGGGCATTAGACAGTACCCTGAGCCGGGTTCATAAAGCCCTGGCCCATCTGGTTAGAGTTCTGAACCTTATTAGCCTGCTGTTGCGGGAGGCTGTTGTACGCACTGATCAGTTGAGCCTGCTGGGCCTGAAGCTGGGCTTCGGTCGAACCAGCACCAGAGTAGGTATTCGCAAGCTGATCGTACTGCTGCGTATTGGCCTGCTGTTGGGCGTTGGCCAGGTTCAGCATGCCCTGGTTATACGTCTGCAATGGGGCCTGCTGCATGGTTTGGGCGACCGTACTGTTGCCGAGGCCCTGGTTCACGGTGTTCTGTTGTACCTGGCCCTGGTTCTGCTGTAACTGCTGGCCAAGCTGGGCCTGGGCACCAGAGTAAATGTTATTGCTATTCTGCAATGCCGAATTCAGAGAACTGATGGCAGACCCGTAGCCGGCTTGGGCTTGGGTGGCCGGGGCGAATTGCGTACCACCGGGAAGTCCGGGGGCACCGCCAGCGGTGTTGGTTGCGGGGGCCGGAGAGGCTCCGGTGGGGGGTGCGATGCCTGCCATATTATCTCCGATCACGGTTGCGGCCAGCACCCATGAACTCCATGGATGCAGACTCGAAGGACCAGTACGTATCAAGCGTACTATTTGAAATCATCAGTGAATGCCAGCCGGCTCGCAGCCGCTGACGGAATGTCTTCTGACGCCGGTCTAACGGCATCGCAATTGACGCAACAGAGTGAGGTGTCGTCAGAGCCGGCGAAGCGTAGTTGTTGAAGTACGGGCTAATCGCACCCCCGAGTTCCGCACCCTCCGTGACGCTGAAAGCATCAGGACCAGAGAACAGAGTCGCGGTCGCGTTCCACTGGGCGGGAAGGTCCTGCTCCTGACTGGTTTGCTGAACCGAGGTCGCGGTATTCGCGTAGAACACTTCACCCATGTCAATGGTAACACCTGATAGCATCGCCGCCTCAGCATCGGCCTTCACAGGACCGAGGAGAGCAAAGGAACTGATCGCGATGCCGTCATCGTCCAGAGCCGTGGGTGTCCAGTACCGAATCACTCCGTCGAATCCGCCCATCATAATAGAGGGTCGGTTATTCTGGGCATTGCCGAGGAACTGAGTCGAGGAAACCGGACTGTAGTTATGTGGGTAAAACTGGGGCCAGAGTCCGCCATTGCGGATATCGTAGATCATGTGTGTACCGGTCAGTTCCTCGTTGATCGATGTCGCAAAGATGTGGATGTAGTGGTTGTCCACATCGAACTGCATCGAGAGGTAATACTGACCGTTGATAATCATCCGGAAGTAGAGATCATAGGTCTGGAACGACATGAGTTCCGGAGGACGGTAAAATTCCCAAGCTGGCTTCACGCTGTACATACCACCGCGTGCGATGAAGTACAGGGTCCCATCGGGACCGATACACCAGGCGTTGTTCGCGGTCATGCCCATGGACTTGCTGATGTTGACGACAGTGCCACCATCAGCCGGATCGCCCTGGCACATCCATAGACTGTTTAAACAGCCGATGATCAGGTAGTCATCACTGAACGGAATCAAAGCCATGACGGGTTCGCCCAACTGACCGGCGGAAGAGAACTGAAGGGCGACGGCTGCGGCGGGGTCCAATGCAGCGTAGTTGTAGTCGGTCGGGTTACCCACACGAGACATGTAAACATTGTTTGGGTTAGCACTGTCTTGAGCCAGGATTAGCCGGCCCCTCCAATTACAGATCAGACTGCAATTTGTCGGAATGGTCCCCTCGTGCGAGAAGGTATACACCGATGAGGCAATGAGCGTGGTAACGTCCAGGAAAACGAAGTTCGTTCCATCCACCATGAAGACGCCAGGGTTTAACCCGCTGGAACTCCCATCGGTACCCACACCAGAGAGAAACGCCATGTCAACCAGGGTCTTCGTCTTCAAAGAGTAAGTCCCAGTGGCCTGGGTCACGTTCCCCGCCGTGTCAATCTTATAAATTGAACCGTGACAGGCGGCGACCAGGAACGATGCGTTGGCAGCGAAGTCAGCAGAGGTGGGGACCGCAGAGATAGCTGACCCAGTGTCAACCAGGGAAAATTGCGATGTCCACGCAACGCCAGAGCCGCTGGCCACCTCCACCTTCAGAACGTTTAGGTTTGGCCACTGGTTGTATGACAACGACGGGTACACGATTAACTGCTGAGTCGCACTGGGCGGGGCATTCATGGTCAGCGTGGTAACGCCGGTCGCAGGGTAGATGTTCAGGTCGAACGTGAGGGTTTTCGCAAAGCTGGGCGATGTAGGGTTAATGATCCCTGTGAAGTTGATGTTGGACGTTCCTAACTGCGGAGTGACCGGGGTCCAAGTAGACTCATTCATGGTCACGTCACCCTGGGCGAACGCGGCCTGAATCGCGTAGTTACCGTTATTACCGGCGTACAAATTCCAATCCATGCCGATAATCAGGATGAGACAGACGTTGGGAGTGGCAGAGTCCAGCGGGAACTTCGTATAAATGCGGTTGTTCCCCAGGTAACTGAACTGAGTGGTCGGGTTGTTCACCGTTGCGGCGTTCCCGTTTGCCGGGACCGTCACAGTCAGGTTTACCTGAAACTGCCAGTCGTACTCCAGGGTTGTCGAGGCCGTCGTGTACGTGTGAGCGTACGGGCCGTAATTCGGACCACCCGAGGGCGTGTAGGTGTTCGTGCTCCCGTTCCAGGTATCGCCCCATCCACTGCTGCCCGGCCAGCTATTGCTCAACTGGGTCAGGGTCCCGATCGCCTGCTCCGCCTGGGCGTACGAGAGCACCGGGGCCTCAATCATGCCCTGAACCTTTGTGAAGCTGGCATTCAGGGGGACCGTGTTCTGCCGCACGAGGCCCCCACGTTGCGACAGCCGCTTGCGTCCATACCGATCATATGGTACGCAGTTCAGAGCATCGAAGCACGAGGCCGGGGGCTGGCCTTCGCGTGGTACCGATCGGATCACGCCCTTATCCGGGGACAAGATGGGGACAGAGTTGGTGGGCATCAGACGGTCACAGTTTGGGTCTGGGTCGTGCCATCACGCAGGTGCTTGACCACCGTCGTCTCGATCTTCACCACGTCGGCGGCGGATTGGACTTCGACCTTAATGCCAGCCGGCACGGTGACGCCGCTGGGCGGGCAACCGGGACCAGCAGAGAGGACGATCACGTCGCCGGCCTTGGCAGTAAGCAGGGCCTGGACGTGGGCAGCTTGAATGGGGATGTTGATCGTGACCATGGGAGTTCTCCGGGGTAAGGGAAAATACCTCATGGGGTTTACAGCCCCATGAGGTACGAGAGGAGAGAACCACAGACACGAGACTCATCGGAGCGGGTTGCCGAACCCGGGCAAGTTGGCACCACCGCCTGGAACGTCGCTTTGATCGTCTTCATTGTAGCTGACGATGGTGGAGTAGTAGGAGAACTCGTACCCGTAAATTTGCAGGTTGCCAACGGGAGCACCACCTGTGAACGCGAGCAGGGTATCGATGGTCGTGTCCCGCTTCAGGCCGAGGCCCTGGAACACGATTTCGGCGACGTTCTCTGTCAGGCCGTTGACCGTGTAGGTCGTCGTGCTGAAGGGTAGCGTGGCAGTGACTGTCGTCCCGGTCACGCCGGAACCACCAAACGGTTTGACCGTGGGGGTGCCCGTAACACCCTGGGTGACATCCAAAGCACTCGTGCTCTGGATCAGGAGACGGATGACAAATCGATCTGACGCCTCATCGTAATCACGCGGGATTTGAAAGCTGAGGTGGCCAATGGTCGCCGCCGCAAACGTTGCGTTCACCGCGATAACCGAGATTGAGTTGGCAGCATCGTTGCTCGCTGTCGAGAATGCCAGCGGGGTGATGACGTGGGCACCATAGTTCACGATGTCCGCGAGGGCGCCAGTCTGGTCACGCCAGATGCCGCCGTCCGCCGCCTGGGCCGTACCGGAGTCCTCGATGGGATCAGCGTTGGCACCAGTTACCACCTGTTTTATCATATACATAAAGTTGTCTGGGGAAAATCGCACTGTACACGATCCTTTCGCCGCCTTTGTTTACGGCTCTAATCCTGCTGAGTGCGACCTTCAGCAACATGCTGACGCCGCCCGCGATAGTTTTTTGACGCAGGGTGTCTATCGCCCCGGCGGATGCACACCGCCGTCCCGTTACGTATTGAGTCCATTGTGTTGTCCCGCACCGTCCCGTACCGCAGATTTGCCAAACGGTTATCCATCGGATTATCGTTTTCATGCAGGACGCAGAGATCAGAATCCCCCAAGAACGCTGCGGCGACGGCCCGGTGAACGCGGACAGTCGTCGGCCCTTTCTTTGTGGGATGGGAGAGATTGACAATTTTGTACCCGTTACTGTCCCATTGCCGGACGGGTTTGCATAGACGCACGTTCCCCAGATTAGAAACCTGGTAGTTGGGGTGACCCGGAATGTCTTTCCAATCTTCCATATCAACCTCAACTTGTCCCAAACACTGGAACTGTGGGCCTCTGATACCATATATCGCGAAACGCTTGGATCGGGTTCGCCGTACCTTCCGAGGTCGGATTACCAAAGTACCCGAGTTTCTTCGGGGCAGATCGCATATCAAGTTGCCAGGCATTCGGCAACGCCATTTCGTGGTAGTACGTCCAGTCCACACCCTGAACCGTGTCGTCTACTTCCTTCTCAGCAACCGCACGGCAGCACGCGAGGAGTGCTTCATCGAAGCCGAGGGGCGAAGGCGGGACATCAGTTAGGTTGACAAGTGAGTTGAAACTCAGGGTGTATGGAAACAAGACGCTTAAAAATTCGCTGGAGATTCTCCAGGTCATCAACTCCCAGCGGTGCCTCGGGAGCATAAAGCCAGCCGAGTTGGTAAGGGGCTGGTACGAAGGGGTTGGCATAAGTCGAACCGCAGCCTCGTAGGGAGTGCCAGATTCGATATTGTAGTTCTGTCGCCGCGATCTGATCGCGTATTCGCTGGTCCATTGCAACACCATCCCTCGATTTGTGTTCGCAACATAAGTGATCTGGCCGGTGTATTGTCCGCCGAAGTTGGCTGGCAGCGTGTAGTCACCCGCACATGCGAAGCTGAAGGGGGCTGAGTTCTGGGTGCCCGCCAGGGTGGTCTGATACTGAGCCAGGGAGACGTAGGCGAAGCCCACACTTGACGCAAATTTCACAGAAAAGTTGTACCCGTTCGGATACGCCGCGTTGGTAGAGATCGCGGTCACCGTGGCTTTGCCGGCCCCGACGTTGCTGAGGGAGGTGATCAGGTTCTGGATCGTCAGGGCACTCTGGCCGGGAACCACGGCACTCCCGGTCGTCTGCGTCCCGCCCGTGGCAGTCGTCACGGAGATCGTAAAGGCCCCGTCACCCGAAGTGGCGAACGAAGACCAGCCAATCGAATTCTGGGTCACGACGGGCACCGCGAGCGTAGCGTTGCCGTCGATGATCAACTGCGTCGGGCTGATATACCGCAAAATCGTCCACGGCGTCCCGAGAAGAAACCCGGTAAAGTCTTCGTCGATAGGAAGATACCAACCGGGAGTCGTCGGCGGCGGATTGCCATTCAACCAAATCTGCCGCAGTTCCATGGATGAGAGGAATTGGGGGACGTAACTCGTATCCCCATCAGTATAACCGAAGGGCGGTGTCGGCAGAGGGTTGGGCTGTGGAGGTCCACCGTTCGGGTACGCATCAGTGCCATACGGCGGCACGGGGGGCGTATAGAGGGTCATAAGGGTACAACCGGTGTACGTCACCCCACCAACCGTGGGATTCGCTGTCAGGGAGACGAAGGTAGCTCCCGTGGGGTCGTAACTGATCTGGGGCCAGAGATCAACCTGGGCGATCACATTGAGCCATCGCCAGCCATTGGGCCTGGGACCGTCACTGATAAACTTCCGCACAGCCTTGTTGACGATGTTCTGGCAGAGATTCAGATCGTGGGTGTTAGTGGGCACTTGATAAGCCCCGGTGCCATCTGAACCATAGTAGGCACACCCAATCTTATACGCAACCTCGGCAATCAACTGCCCGTAATCTAGGGCCGACGTTGGCTCCAGAATCGGGTAACTCGGAATTGGCAGGTTTGGATCGACAGCCATGGTGCTCTCTCAGTGAAGCGGGCCAGCCAGCCTTCGCCGACTGGCCCGCAGTCTCAAACGTACCCGGTTAAAGGTACATACGATCACGGATAGATCAGGGAAGCGGTACGTTCGAAGCCGAGGTTGAGCGTGACTGCCGCAGCGGCACCCGCCTGGATCACGGCGATACCACCGAAGTTGCTGACCGTGTCGTTGCCCGACGTGATCACCATCTTGGCAGTCTGGACGCCGTTGACGTAGAAGTACAGGTACTGCTGACCGTCATAGCGGATGCCCAGCTTCACGAAACCGGTCGCACCACCAGTCGTACCGACGGAGGGCGGCAGACCAATGTGCAGCAACTGCTGCGGAGTCTGGGCGGTGCCATACCCAACGGGCGTGGCGTTCGCCGTGGCCGTCGCGATCAAGGCACCAGGCGGAACCGAGACAGGAGTCGGACCCACATAACCCAACGGGTTCTGGCTGTTGGGGTACTGGGTGATCGTGGGGGTCAGCACGTTCTGAAGAACCACGCCAGTTCCACTGGACTTCGCCGTGTTGGCGGAGTACGCCGCGAACTGGGCCGGCGTCATTGCAGTGGTGATCTGGTTCGCCCACACCGCGTGGAAGTTCACACCTCCGGTGCCCAAGGGGGCAGTCGAGGAGTTATACACGGTTGGGATGGCCCAGAAACCGTAGAACGATGACTTCGATGCCCCGCCGATCAGGTTGTTGGCGTAGGTCGCGGTGCTGGACTGAGAGAGAAGATTCTTGGAGCCCAATGCCGCCTGGTTCGCCAGACCGATGAACATACCCTGGCCACTCGCGGTGCCGACTGAGACAAGGGCCTCGAACCAGACTTTCTGGCCGCTGCCAGGAGCGATGGGGCCGACCGGGCGGGTCGCGATGCCCGCGTCGTCATACAGCGTGGCACCCGTGGTCAGCGTAAGAACACTGTCATAGTTCGCGTTGTACGTCGCGGTTCCAGAATCGATCCACCATGCAACCGCACTGGTGCTCGCGGTGGCACTTGACCCACCGTCCAGGAAAGCGGGGAGGCGGGTCTTAAAGTCCTTGAAGTCGAAGTAGCCGCTGCCCTCGTCGAGAAGTTCCTCAGCGGAGCAGTCGCCCCAGATCGCCCCCGAGGGCTGATCCAGTTGATTCTGCTGACTGAAGCCGACAATTCCGTAAGCCATGATTATACCTCAAAAGTCGTTGTGGTTTATACCCGATCCCGTTAGGCCGAGATTGGGTTGTGAAGGACGAAGCCCGACGTACGCCGGTTGATGCACAGGTTCTGGTGTGATCCGTCGAGGAACACGGTGAACGTGGTATGTTGGCCACGATCGACCATCGGCTTGCTCTCCTCCATCCAGTAACCTTCCTGAACGATGGGCTGAATGCGGCTCCAGTCCACACAGAAGATCGGGTTGATCTCGACCGTGGTCGCCGCCACCGGCCCGGTGCTGACGGTATAACCGTCCAGTTGCGGGATGTAGACGACGGGCATGCGGTTGAAGTGAACCACGCCATCAAAGGAGTGGAGCATCTTGCCGGCGAGATCACCGGGGGTGCTGGCGTCGTCACGCTTGTCACCCAGGTCTTCGAGTTCGGTGACCACGTCGTTGGCGGCATAGAGTTCGATCTTCGTGCCGACCTTGTCATTGCCGGGCTTCTCCACCATCTGGGGCGGATTGAACCTGGTGGTGCGAACAGCCGCACGCAGCTTACGGAGGAGGTTGTTGTCAACGCGGTTGTACACGTCGGCGTAGTTGTTCCACTTCGGCTCGCTTGCGGCGTCGATGCCGGCACAGATGGTGCCGGTGCTACCGTTCTGATATCGAATGGTCTGGCCGAAGAACCCGCCAACGGTCACGCCGGCGTTCAGGAAGTTGAGGTAGTACGGGATGCCGAACGGATACAGCGTATCGGTCGCGGAGACGGGGGTTGCCCAGCCGCGAGTCTCGATCAGTTCCGCGAGGTCCCACAGACGCTCGACGCGGCGGGACTCCATCAGGTTGATGAAGCCCTTCACGCTGTTCTTGTTCCGCATGATTTCGAGAACGTCCCACGAATAGTCGGTGCCGATCTGCGTCCAGGGGACGTTGATCTGGAACTGACTCTGATCGACGGTGGGTTGGTCGGTGTCGTACAGCCGGCGATAATGAGCACGACCGTGGCGGTCCAAGATCACGTTGCGTTGAATCGACGTACCGCCATCAATCGCTCGCTTGTCTTCCTGGTAAATCTGGCAGAACTTGAAATTCTGAGAATCCCACATGACCTCGAACTGCCCCTTGGGGAGATCGCGGAGAGTGGTTGCAATCAGGTCAGAGAGAGCACTTTGGTCAACAGGCATTGGAGACTCGTTTCTTTATTAGCCCTTGAACACTGACGACAGTCCCTTGCTCACAGTCGTCTCCAGGACCTTGCGGTCGCCGGGGGCGGGTTTGGGAGTCGCCCGTGTGCCGGGCTTGAGACTGAGGGCAGCGTTGCGGGTCTTGACCTGCTCCACAATTTGTTTGCGGACGGCCTGGGTTTTCACGGGACCGGAGACGGAATCATGGGCCACAGTCAGGGCGTCTTCCAGTGACATCGTCTTGCCTGACTGTCTGGCCCCACGGATTAACAGTTCCGCAGTCTCCAGCACTTTCTGTCGTGCAGTCATCTGCTCGGGCGTCATGTCCGCAGCAGACTTGCCGTACGCCTCCGCGTAATCGGTTAAATCCTTGCTCCCGAAGAAACCGTCAATCTGCCGTCCCAAGGCGTCAGCTTCAGCTTTCGCCGTAGCGGCCTGGGACTGGGTGACCCATTTGTCCTGGGCTTCCAGCCGGGCGTTCAGCAGTTCCATCTGCTTGATGATCGGCTCGTTGGGGCCGTAGGTTTTCTTCAGGGCCTCCACATCAAACTTCGGCGTTGATGCGAGCGTTTGGGTCTGCTGTGACTCGGCTTGTTGCTTGGCCAGACGTCCGAGGTCCGCGAGTCGCCGCGTCTCTTCATTTCGGCTCTCATGGAATTTGGCAGCAGTACGAAGGAAGTTAGCAGGGTCTGCCTTGTGGGCATCCTTGATCTCTTCATCCGTCCATCCGTAAGCCTTCAGGCTCCGAGTGTACGCCGCAGGAATGACCGGGGCACCGGGGGTGGCGGCGGGGATAGGAGGCTTGGCAGCCTGCTGCTCGCCGGCAGCCGATTCCTCTTTCGCTTCCGCAGGCTTCTCTTCAGTGGCCGGAGTCTCCGCAGAGGCTTCCTCCACCGTGTCATCGTCCGTGGCGTCCTTAAACACCGCCGCGAATTTAGAATGCGTCTCGCTCAGACCACCGGTTTCACCAGACGGTGAAGCGGTCGTCTCCACTGAAGCCGGGGTAGGTTCGGAAGACTCCGAAGCTGCCGACTCAGATGTTTCATCCGCCATATATTTCTCTCCGTGTCTCTCGTTCGCCGTACCTCCACAGTGTACTACATTATCGGACCTAAGTCAAGGGGAATTATTTTCTTTCGACGTAACCTGCGGTCTTTAAAGCAGTTAACTTTTCTTTCCGGGTATGAGCGATAGGTATTCCAAAGTCTGGGTGGTTTGGGTCATCTGAGATAGATACACCGGCACGTTGCATCTCCCTGATCTGCTCCACCGAGGTGCACCCGATGGAGTGAAGATGAATGGGGGTGTGGAACTCGATCATGTCGCTATGGGGCCGGGATATCTGCCGCTCGTAAGACCCGTGTTTGCACTCAGGACAGATCGTCAGGTGCTCGGCACTCATCGCCTGGTATTCATCGTCCGCGTGCCCACAGGACCGGCAGACGTACTCGTAAATCGGAATGGGACACCTCCTCTATTTTGGAAACGCCCGGCGTAACCCACGCGAGACGTTTAAACGTTTCTTCGCGGCGGGGCTGCCCTTTACATACTTTGGCAACACAGAGTCGTTGGGAGTTTCCTTCTCCCACTCCGCCGCCATCTTCGGCTGGTTGGCGTGCATCCACCGACGCTGACTCTCGCTTTTAAATGGCATCAGTTACCCTCCCCAGCTTTGTCAAACGGGGTCCCGCCCCCTTTAGCCGCTTTCTGGAACGGCGTAGACCCAGAGGAGGGGAACGCTTTCTTCAGGCCCTTCTTGACTTTGCCAGTCATCGACTTCTGTGAAGACCCTACGGCCTGCTTGGCCTGGGTCGCCCGGTTCTGAAGTTCCTGATGGGCCGCAGCGTGACGATCAGGATCAGCAGTGATCTGGGCGTGCTGCTGTAGGGCGTCCGCATCGGCGGTGACCTGGTACTTGTCGAGGGAATCATCTGCCACGGGAACCTCCTATCCGTTGGTAAGGGCACCCTCAGACTCAGGAAGTGTTTTCGCAAGAGCCTGAGCACCGCCAGCTTTCTTCGTCGGCGTGGGGTTCTTCTCCTGGCCGTTCTCCGGGGAGAACGCCTTCGCCAGGCCCGCCTTCACCTTGCTGGTCATCGACTTCTTCGACGAGTGAACAGCGTGCCGGGAATCAGCCACTCGCTTCTGGAGTTCGGCGTGGGCCGAGGAATGCCGCTTCGGATCACTGGTGATCTCGGCATGACGCTGCAAACAATCCGCGTCCGATTGGATTTGGTACTTGTCGCCGTCCGGGTTACTGTTCTCGCCACTGCCGCTCATGTCACTTGCCTTGGACATTTCAGTCTCCTTTAAGGTACTGAGCACCTGCAATCAGTATGCTCGGATCATCGTTCGCAAGGCCAACCATCTGGTTGTGAAGGTAACACAACAGCCCTCGAACCTTGCCTGTCTTATGGTCGTGATCGACGGCGAGGCGACGGAGTTTACCGTATCTGTGGTCGATCATTGTTTCTGGTTTACCGCAGATCGCACAGCAGCCATTCTGCTCCGCGAACATCCTGTGGTAGTCATCGGCGGTGATTCCATATTTGGCCATCAACGCGTTTTCCCACCGGCGTTCAATTGATCCCTCTCGGTCCGCCTGATACTTCAGTTTCGATTTCGCCAGTCGGGACTCCCGAATCCCCGGCAGGGCATCCCGTATAGCGGTGCACGCCCGACACCTGTGTTGGTGTCCATCCTTCCTCGCAACGTTCTTAGCGAACTCTGAGAGGTCCTTCAGAAGTTTACAGGTGCTACATACCTTCATGGGAGTTGAGGAGTGCCAGGGGAGGAAGCGGGACGCAACGCTCCGTTCAACGCTCTACCGATAAACCTTTGGCTCTCTTGAGCACCCTGTTGTGCTTCGCTATTTTGCTGCTGCATTTGGTTAGGGGGAGTTCCCGCGACTTGCCCAGGTTGCCCGTTCTGAAGCATTCCTCCCATGAGACTGCCGTTGGGCTGTTGCGGCTGGCCGGCAATCTGGCCTTTTTGCGGCCCGTTCTGCCCTTGTGCTCCCATGCCCATCATCATCTGCTGCTGCATTTGTTGCTGAAAACCTGGGTCGTACAGAATTTCTGACATCCAAGATATCCCCATATCTTTAGCGATCCTTATGAGCAGGGCCTGAACATTCAGGGGCATACCGAGAGCCATCCCGACCTGTGCCGCCGCCATCACAGCGGGTAACACAACTTGGCACAACTGAATCTCTTGTTGCAACCTCACCTTGCTGTCGATACGCCCCATGGATTCCGGCTCAATCGAGAACACGAAGTCGATGTAGTTACCGGACTTTTGCTCAGGTGTGAGAATCACCTGAACTTCCTGCATGGTCGGCGGGGACATCCACGGCACGCCAGAGGGACCAATCTGAATGCCGCCGGGCTGCAACTGACGCTGAGTCAGCGGGACGTTCATCAGAGGGTCTTCATGGAAGTACCAGGCACGCTTGCGGGCTTCGCTCGCCGCCGCAATATAAATCTGGTCCTTGGCGTCCTCCAATCCGATGCCACTATTGGCCTGCAATATATTGGCGGCGGTCGCTGACTTTGCCTCGATGTTCTGACCGCCAACCTGGGCCGGATTGCCGGCCATCATATTGAACCATCCCTCTAAGGCGTTAAGATGGTTCTCATTACTGTTCTGTTGTCCACCGAAACTGATGGTCTTCACGCCGTCTGGATCATCCAGGGCAACGGCCTCGCCATCTCCTGCATCCTTAACCGAGTCCGCATCATCCGCCGATGTTCGCTTATAGGTGACGATGTCTTTTTGCCGCTCAGCTTGCTCCACGATTTTCTTTGCCATTCGGTTGGCGAGTACGTGGAGGTCGTACCAAATGCCAACCATCGGCACCGGGAGAGGATTTCCCGGTACTGGGGGAGAGAACGAGAGGAGAGTGTATGGACCTTCCTTGACACCATAGTAGTCCGCCACCCGAAGGTAATCATCGAACTTAACCTCCTTCGCCGCAGGAACTGTGACAATCGCATTCGCTGAAGGGACCCAAATCTCGTAGACTTCGACTTCATCCTGTAGGTCATAGTTCTCCTCCGGCTCGATGTTCTTCATGGAAATATCGGACGCACGGCTGTTGCTGGTCTTATCCCCGGCCCGAGGAAGACGCTCCACGAGGTCGTTATTGTAGAGTCCGCTATCAAGCAACATCTGACGCGGGATCGTGATGCGATCACCCATCCAGGTGGCGTCTTTGAACATGAATTGCTTCGATGCCGGGTCCACCACGAAATCATCGAAATCCACAACCTCTGTGTACACCGTTCCATTGTCCACCGTCTGTTGCCCCATCTGGTCATCAAACACGTACACGCTGTCGGACTGGGCGAGGCCCGTCTTCATAATCCCCAGGGTGAAGAAGGCATCGACGATGACGCGGCGGTACACGTCCCTGATGTTGATTTTCTTATCGTGCTGATCCAGGGCAAGGCCGAGAAGATTGGCGTACTGCCGCACCGCCAGGTACGGCGTCTCGATCGTATGCTTGGGGAAGTTCATCACGAGATTTGGGACCAGAACCCGAATCGCGTTGAAGATCAGGTTAAGTGCCTTCGTGCCGATCACACTGGAGGTCGAGTCGTAGTATTGACCGACATACTCTTTGATGCAGTGCATCCTCGCCGCCCTGAAGGATGAGAGCCGCTTCTGGCCCCGTTGGACCTGTTGCTGCAAATCGTTCGGGCTGATTTCATCTAAAAAACTCACGCGACCTCCTGAGCAAAATGAATCCTCTGCCCGATCCTCGGGGGACCTTCAGCTTCCTTACGGGCACGTTTAAACATCTCAAACCGTTTCCCGAAGCAGCGTTCTGGGGATGTGGACTTTGCGGCCCGGACACCGCGACTCTCATTGTCCATGACCCAGCACAACAACATATCTGCGATCACCCGGTCCCCGTGTGCTTTCCTGGCGGCATCCGGCTCGTTGACCAAAGCCGCCGGCCCCACTCCTCCACCGTCGTAAGAAATATATAGCAGGGTTTCTTCCAACGCGGCAACTGAATGGTTGATGTACTTGCCAGTCGCATACGCTCTCCTCAAGACGCCGAGGGTTTCAGCTTTCTTGTCCGTGTTGCTATGGAACCCATACCGCTTCCCGACTCGTTGCCGCTGGGTTCCGTGCTGCCGGTCGAAGTACAAGTTGGGATACCTTAGATCGTGGACGAATGTGCGACCAAACTCAATCCCAGGGTCGCCGTTTCGCTCGAAGATCACCAGGCCCCGTTTGTCCTTTCCACCAAACCACAATGCGGCGGCGGCGACGATCTTCGCAAGCTGGTACGGCGGCACATTCGGGTCGGCGTATTCCGCGACTTTCTCGTGCGTCTCTTGACAGGCAACCGCGATAACGCTGTTCGATGCCCCCTGGCCCTTACTGATATCCACGGCGAACACATAGGTTCGGTTCTGGTCTGGGCGGTCCCCGGTCAGATTGCACCACAGCTTCCAGGGTCCGTGCCCTGTTGACGTGACGGACCCAAGATCAGCAGACCGGATCGCGGAGACGACCTGCTGATCCGTCAGCGTTTTCTTAAACTCAATGGACCTGGTTGCTCTATGAGGACGCCCAAACAACTGGCGGTGCTGGGCGATGATGTGCTGTTCAAAGAATAGATCACCTGAGTTCGCATGGTCACAGTCAATTTCGATTGCGACTTCCTTGGGGCTTCGAGTCTCACACTGGTGGTCGTACCAGGGGGAACGAATTTGATACCGTCCCAGTTCGTCTTGCCTGACGTACAGCCCGCGTGCCTTGGCCGGTATGTGATACCACATGAGGTCGGCCACCTCAATCGTACCAGACTGTGCCCACTTCGAGAAAGTAGTGCCAGCACCGTTGGGCGTGCTGACCACGATGCGACAGGCCGTCACATCACGGGTGGATCGCTTGATGGATTCCGCTTCAAGTACCTTGGAAAATTCGTCCATGAACAGGGCCGTGCGGCGGTCAGACGTACCCGCCGTCGCGTTAGCGGACTCCCCGTCGATACGACTTCCGTTCGTCTGATTGACGAGGTGGAGTTTTTTACGCGAGCACTTGGGCCGCATCCATTCAGGCAGTCGGGAAAGCACCACATCTATTTTCCCGAACAGGGTGCCAGCATCTGAGGTCACATTGGCTGGGTAGTTGTTCACCAGCCCGGACAACTGATCAACAGCGTCTTCCTTGCGTGACAGGAGGAGGAACGACTGATTCCGGCGGAACAGGAAGAACCAGGCCAACACGATCAGACAAGTCCATGATGCCCCAGTATCACGAGATTTTTGGATCAGGAGTTCACTACCGCCGTCCACGCAGTCGTACAGCTTCTCGACCAGTTCCATCTGCCGGGGATACAGGACAAACGGAACTAACGGGGCCTCGGCCTGCTCGGCTTTACCTTCCTCGTCTGAGGAGAACACTGCAACTGTCCAGGCGAACGCGAGAATCCAGAACTCGATGCTCTGGCTGCATGCCGTGTAGAGATCAGTCTGCAACGCGGGGTCTTTCTCGGCTGCTTCAAGAATATCGGCACGCCACAGGAGGTTTTGATCAGGCTCAAGCGGCACAGTCAAACCGGTGGCGGGATCAGTCCAGGAGTCCTGAACGACTGGTTCTTTCACGTCGGGTTTGATGCTGAACAGGTTTGGAATTAGCTCTGCTCCGCAAGATACCGCTCGGCATCCGGCTTCTCTGTGTGTTTGTTCGCAAGGGCGTTCAGCCTCTCAATCGCCAGTGCTCTCACCCGTGCCGCCACCGAGGGCCCCTGGGGGGCGACCTCAGTTGCAACCGCCGCCTTGCCGTCGAGTAGCTGTTTCAGGTCCATCGCGATCTTGATGTTGGGCGGGTGCTGAAGCTGTCGCCGGCTGCCGTTCGCGTCCCTGATCTCCTCGGCCCACCCCAGGGCCTCGGCCCACAGGGCACGGTCCAGGGCTTCCTTCTTCGTGATCACCCTGCCCTGGTCGTCAGTGGTGTGAGCCTCGTTCCCGATGGTACGGAGGCTCTCTGCGGCCTTCGGCGGCGGGGGTGGGCGTGTGGGAGGTTTACTGTTATGTGCTGGGTCTGCCATACTACTGTCCCGATTGATTTCCACCCGGGGTCAACAGTTCCTTGTATCCAGCCCGCACGCCCTGGGAGGTGCCGGTGACAATACGCCCGGTGATGACGACCGTTTGATCAGCGTCTGTACCCACGAAAAACGGGCCGAGGCCGACCGGAAACACAATGCCCTCGCCCGGGAATTCTGCAAAGAGGTTCTGGAATGAGTTCGGCGTAGCGGCACCATCGATGGCACCAATCTGCCACAACACTGCACCCCCAGCGGTGCCGGCGGTGATTCGCAATGCCGCCGGATACTCGTTATCTGCGGACCATGTCACTGAATCCAGGATGAACCGCTCATAAGGCTGCACCAACCGGGCATTTTGGTTTGAGTCCACCAACGGAGCGAGGATTGTCTGATTCGCGGTAATGTGTTGCACGGCCTCGACCGTCTCACCCTTCTTCATGTTATTCTGACCCATAGCGTACTCCTACTTGTTTTCTTTTTCTTTCCACACATCACCACGACGACGCAGCGTGTCCGGCCCAATGTATTCCTGGCCGCGGGCCCAGCACCGGAAGCGGAACATCCGCTCCTCGTGCAGCCGGTCTTTCCGCATGTGCCACGCCACCCACAGGCCGAAGATCAATCCGGTTACGGGGACGGCGAAGATCACATAGATGAAGGGGTCCATTATTTGTACCCCGCGAAGTGGCAGTGAAAATCATCCAGGTTGCCCACACAGCCGGGGTCCATCAGATGCCGGACGTACCGCGATACAGGGTCGGTATCGGCGTCGGGAACGATCCAGATTGAATCAGTGGCCTGCCACACGTTGGGCACGTCAGTGATCACCTGATGCCCCGGATCGCAGGACAGGATTACGACGGGCACGTCAAAGCCGTAGTCGTGGCGAATGCACTTCACGAACCACTCTTCGGAGACCGGGAGGCCGGCGAAGGGCATGTCAGTGGGATCAAAGCCGGGCGTCGGGAAGATGGACCACTCGCCGAACGCCTCGCCGCCGTGACCCATGACCACGATGCAGCCATCAGGCCACCGGGCTTTGATGCCGCGGAGCCAGTCTTGGAAGCCGGCCTGGTCCTGCTCCTGGGTGTCCATGCTGATCACGATCGGGTCCTGGGCGAGAACCTGGGTCGAAGGGGCTGTCGCCGGCAGGGTCGTAGGACCACTCCGGGTAAACGCCGGGGTAGTGATCGTCTGGATGCAAGAGGCACCTCCCATGAAGATGGCCGTGATCATTGCGAAGACGGCCATCAGGTTGACCCAGCGGATTATGGGACGTGACGGGG